AGCCAGATTAAAGATTAACTCTAAAAATATTTTTTGTGACCAATCTTCTACTTTAATATGTTCACTACTATTTAGTTGCGGAACAGTACGATCTGCCCATATCTTTCCAAACTTATGATGAAATGCCTCATCAGACATCACTAATTGTAATAGTTTTTTTAGTAGTGGGTCTTTAGTATCTGCGTGGGCCATAGAGAATGCTCCCATAGCGAGACCTTCGATAAGTATTTGCATACCTATAATCTTTTTCCATACAACATCACTTGATACAACATCATCTAATACTCTACCGAGGGTATCGCCTACCTTGTATACTTTACCCCAGCGTTTTTTAATGTATTGATGAAATGCAAGAACATGGCGTGCTTCTTCTCTAGTCTGATTGGCTGCATACTCTTGAGCACCAGGATCTTTTAAGATATGACATAGACTAGCACTAAGAGACATAGCACCTTGTTCTCCGTGTAATATTTGTGATAGCACCCAACCAAATGATTCGTTTGCAAGTTTAATCTTTTGTTTTTCTGTAAGTTTATTTGCAATCGTAGGCACTTGTAATTCCATACAGAATACTCTAGGGTCTACTAGATAGTTTTTTTCCATATTAAAATCTACATCAAAGTCAATGTATTTTTTATCATTAGGATCCCAAAAATGTTTGTGTGTTTGACTTATAATCTTATCAAAATCTGTTGATCTAGTATCGTATCTATTCTCATCTATCATTGGTGTAAAATGAGTAGGTACAACAGCATTGTATGCTTTATGTTTTGTGAGTTTGTTGTTGCCACTTCTAAGACTTTGATACCATCTTTTAGTTTTAAAGATTACATTCTTAGAAAGGACTAAACCTAGAAATAGATTTTCTTTGATGTTCATACTATTATTTATACCGTAAAAAAAAGGGGAGCCCGAAGACCCCCCTCAATTTCTTGTTGCAAAAGCAACTAACGAGATTACATCAAGTTAGCAACTTTAACTCTTCTGTAATAGAAGTTTTGATTTGCAGCCGCAGGTGCGGTTACATCAATAGCTCCATTAGCAGCAGTGTTAGCAAATGGGTTTTGAACCATTCCGTATCTAGTCTTAAATCCAATTTTTGGTTGGAATGTATCTTGACCAACTGCTCTTACCATTTGTAATGGTACATAAGGGCAATAGAATAATCCAGCGTCATAAGGTGAAGAACCTTTATAACCAACCACATAGTATTGACTAGCAGAAACATTTGCAGCATATGGATCAACATAAACTTTAAATCTTCCGTTAAGAACACCAGCAAAAGTATTTGCAGTATCGTCAACATTTAGTGAGTTGTTTAGCGCAGGAGTATAGTCAAGTATACCAGCCATTTGAAGGGCAGAAGCAACATCAGCACTTGTGATGATAATATTACCTTTTCCTCTTCTTGTTTTTTGACCGATAGCGTTTGCGTCTCTTTCGAGTTGGAACATTAAACCTTTGAACTTCTCAACAGACCAACGACCGTTTGAGTCAGTATCTAAATCAAACACACCAGCAGTTGTTGTGTTTACTTCAGCACCTTTGTTAGCAACTAAGTAAATAGTTCTAACTACTTCACGGTTGATCTCTGCAAGAATTTCAGTAGATAAAATGTTAGCAAGTTCTGTCTCAGCGTCTAGACCATGGATTGCTTTTAAGTCTTGAGCAAGTTCCATTGTGTACTCAGCCTTTAAAGCACGAGACTTCGCAGTCACGGTTACTTTATCGATTGAGAACGCCATTTCAGCAAATGCGTTTGCAGCAGCGTCACCTAGTGCTTCTGCCTGAGCAGTTGTCACACCAGTTCCAGTACTGTAAGTACCAGCAGGTGAGTCATTTAGAGCAGCGGGGTTCGTTGCAGCGAAACCAGTTCCTGGAGTTTGTAGATCTCCAGCAGCGTCATTTCCTGCATGGTCAGTATCAGCTTCATTAAATAAAGCTTCATCGCCAGATTGGTTTGTGTATCTTGAACGCATAGCGAAGATAAGTCCAGTTGGACCAGTCATCGGCTGAACGCCACAGATATCGTAAGCAATCATATTAGGTAGAGCCCTTCGAACAAGTGATATTAAGATTGGATCCCAACCGGCATTTACGCCGCCACCGATAGCACTACCACCAATATTATTGGTAGGAGCAGCTTCCATGAGGTTATCTTCTCTCATCGCTTTTTCTTGGTTCTCTAATACAACTGTGGTAACAGCTCTTCTATAAGTATCCTTAATTTCTCCTAATTCAGGATGCTCAAGAACGGGCTGCCATTTTTCTTGTAAGTTTTCAGTTTGAAACATTGTTTCTCTCCTTGTTAATTAACAATTTATTATCTTACTAAATTTTTACTTTAGTAAGTGTATTAGAAATTGCGGCGGTGTAAGCAGCCATAGCTTCATTACCACCACTCGTTAGAGTAGCGTCACCAACCACGGAATCAACATCAGCTTTCGCTGTTGCCGTTTCACTATTTACTTTAGGGAAATAAGATTCTTTAATAGTATCTAATTTCTTACTAAAATCTTTTTCGTCTTTGAATTCTATGTTCTCAGCCAAATCTTTTAGCTTTTCAGCTTCAGTATCAGCGAGTCCATTAGAGGCTTCAGAAAAGATTTTTTCTTTAGAGAACGATAAGTTTGACTTAGAAATTTCAACATTCTTAGCAATCTCTTCGTTTAATTTTTTCTCTAATTCTTCTTTTTCTTGAGCCATAGCTTCCAAGACATCATATTTTTCTTCAGGAACATCAATATAATGTTCTTTGAATAAAGTCTTTAGTCCAGAAATAAAATCTTCAGCGATTTCTGAACGGATACCTTTATCAATAGCAAGTTTGTTGTCTTTAATCCACTCTTCAACTACATAGTTCAAGTATGAATCAACTTTTTCAACTAACTCTTCTTTGACAGCAGACACTTTTTCGTCTACTTCTTTATCCGCTTTCGCTTGGATTTCTTTTCCTTTTTCTGCAAGGCGTGTTTTGACAGCAGTTTCAAATATAGTCGCAGCCTTCTCTTTAAATTCTTCAGACAAGTCAGCGTCAGCAGAAACTAGAGCCTCAACATCTTTAGATAGATCAATAGAATCTATATCTTCAGCGACAACTTCGTCATCTGATTCAACTTCTTCTTCTTTCAAACTCTTACCGGGTTTGAAATCGCCTTGACCTGCAGGATTAGTGCCGTCATTAGCGTCTTTATTGACCTGATCTTCTACCTTTTTCGATTTATTACCAGCGTCAGATGGTCCTTTGCGTGAGTCGTCAGGTTTGACAACAGCAGCACCAAGGTCTTCAGCTTCGTTAGAAAGTGGAGATTTCTCAGCAGCAACAGCATTTTTCTTCGGTGCGTTAGCATCCTCTTGAATTTCTGTTTCTACTGTCTCTACTTCTTGTATTTCAGTATCAGACATAGGGTCTCTCCTTATTAATTTACATTTGCAAATTTAAATTGTAATAAAACTATTTATAAACCCTAGGATTTACAGTCCGCGTAAATACGCAACAATCTAAACTTTAGATAAAAAGTCTTTGAAAACTCTCGCTTTTACTTCAGCGAGTTCTCGTCTTTGAGTGCTCTCTATTACTTGTTTATATTTTTCAATTTCCATACTTTTCAGTACTCCATTGTCCCATACCCATTCTTTGCCTTCCATTATGCCTTCAACGAAAGCGTCAGGCGCCGATGGGTCTGCAACTATATCAGCTGCCGTTGCGAGATAGAAGTCATTGTTAATAACATTTTTGCCATTAACTTGTTTCATTGACCCCATACCTCTAGATGATACCCCTAATTGAGCACCTTCGTCAATTAAATTCTTGACGATTTTGCCGTAAGGTGTATCCATGATCTTAGCCTCACCGATAAAATTTCTTCCTTCGGATTTTAAACTAGTAATCATATGTGAAACTCTTTCGAGATTCACAGTCGGTCCGTCAGGATGTCCTAACTCACCGAAAGCTCTTTTCTTTTCTACGAATTCTTTGTTGTATCTACCCACTTCTTTAGATAATACATCTACTGGATAAACTCTACCATTACGATT